TACGCTAGCTATGACTGTGTCTATCGGTAATATTGGACCTGAAGAAAAAGCTAAGAAGCAGTCTATCAAGATTCGTGGTACCGGCGCTGCTGAACGTGGCGACAAGTGCTCTGACAAGATGGGCTAAGCCTTGAATTACGAACAAATCTACAATAATATCCAAGCGTACGCTGAAACCAACGAGCAGTTGTTTTTGGCTAGCATTCCTGTGTTCGTACAGGAAGCGGAAACGCGCATCTACAATTCGGTGCAGATCCCTTCACTTCGTAAGAATGTGACTGGGGCGTTGACGATCAACAATCAATACGTATCGTTACCTGCTGATTATCTAGCTACGTACTCGATGGCGGTCATTGACACGCTTGGAAACTATACGTACCTGCTCAATAAGGATGTTAACTTCATCCGTGAGGCTTATCCTGTTTCTAATGTAACCGGCACTCCAGCGCACTATGCTCTGTTCGGCTCCCAAATTGGGAGCATTAACAACATGAGCTTGATCGTCGGACCTACGCCCGACAAGACGTACAGCACTGAACTGCATTACTTCTATTACCCGCCGACTATCGTGCAGGGCCAGATTACTACAATTTCAACTTTAACTCCCGGTAGCTTGTACACCAACGGTGTGTATCAGAACGTCCTCCTTACGGGTGGTTCCGGTGCTAATGCTACGGCAGACATTGTAATTGTGGGTCAGGTTATCACCTCCTGCAACATTACCTTTGGAGGCAACTTCTATGTGGTCGGGGACATCCTTTCGTGTTCGTCGTTGGGTCCCACAGGTTCTGGATTTACTGTCACTGTTAGTGCTATCTCTAATGCTACTGGTACTAGTTGGCTCGGTAATAACTTTGATCCGGTACTCTTTTATGGGGCAATGCGTGAAGCTATGCTGTTCATGAAGCAGGAGCAAGACCTTGTCTCGTATTACGAGCAGAAGTTCCAAGAAGCACTTGGTATGCTTAACCGCCTCGGCACCGGCCTCGAACGCGGCGACGCGTACAGAGACGGGCAGGCCCGCATCAATCAGCCTAACCCATGATTTCCCAAGGGCAGACTACAATCTTCAAGCAGAACTGCTTAAGCGGTTTGGAGAACTTTACTGCTACTTCTCCGTACTCCTACAAGATTGCGCTTTACAATGCTAACGCCAATCTAAGCAACACCACGCTTACTTATACCAGCGTGAATGAAGTGGTGGGTACGGGGTATACTGCGGGAGGTAAAGTTCTTTCGATCATCCCTGTAACGTCTAACAGTACGGCTAATGCTGCCTATGTTTCGTTTCAGAATGTGATTTGGAGCCCGGCTTCTTTTGTATGTCGCGGTGCGTTGATCTACAACAGCACTACAGGCGCTGCGGTGGCGGTGCTTGATTTTGGTTCTGATAAAACGGCTAGTAACACTTTTACTATAACTTTCCCAACAGATGACGCGAGCAACGCGATCATCCGGTTTGCTTAACGAGGTCTATATGTCAAACGAAATTGCAGGATTTGGTGACCACGCTGTAGCCTCGATGCAGGCTAACGCTATGGGTCATGATTCACTTGGTGTCGAAGGGTTCTACCATATAGAGTGCCGCGATGAAAGCGGTAAGCTCAAGTGGGAAGAAACCGCACCGAATCTAGTTGTTGCCGTCGGTAAACAGCTGATGCTCGACACTTTCCTTAAAGGCGCTTCTTATTCTGTAGTTGGCCCGTTCCTCGGACTTTGCTCTACTACGTTTACTGCATCCGCTGCTGACACCATGACCTCTAAAGGCTGGACTGAGTTTGCCAACTACACGGTTGGTGGTTCAGCGGTTCGTGGCACCGCGGTGTTCGCTGTTTCTACTTCTTCTGGTACGACTCCTTCCAACGTAACTACTTCGGCTGCGGCTGGTATCACCTACACCATCACCGGTGCGGGCGGTACTGTCTATGGGTGCTTCCTTGTTACGGGGACCGGTGCAGTTACCACGATCAGCACTACCACGGGTACGCTCTACAGCGAAGTCTTGTTTGGTTCTTCTAAAGCTGTGACTGCTGGTGATACGGTAACTGTTACGTACAGCACGACCGCTACTTCGTAAGGTGGTATAAGTGGCCCTAGTCCTAAAAGACAGAGTCCAAGAAACTTGTACTAGTCCCGGTACAGGAACGGTAACCCTGCTTGGTTCGCCAAGCGGGTACCAGACTTTTTCTGCGGCTGTAGGCAACGCAAATACTACCTATTATGTTATAGCGGATCAGACAGGAACTAACTGGGAAGTTGGTCTTGGTACTTATACAAGTGCAGGTAATACGCTTACTCGTACGACGGTCTTGGCCTCATCTGCTGGCGGGGCACTAGTAAACTTTAGTACGGGCACTCAGAACGTATGGTGCGACTACCCAGCGGGTAAGTCTGTCTATGCAGATGCAAGCGGAAACGTATCCTTGCCGGGTACACTTACGGCAGCTAGTACAATTCAAGCTACTGCTGTTGGATTTAAGTTTCCTGATTCTTCGACTCAGGCTACTGCGGCGACTACGTCCGTGCCATCTGGTGCGGTTACTAACTTCTTCAATGCTGCGGCTCCTACGGGTTGGACGCAGGTAACGACGTACAACAACTACGCGTTTCGTATTGTCAGTGGTGTTGGTGGAGGCACGGGTGGCTCTGTAGCATTTACTACGGCTTTCGCTTCTCAGACTCCTTCGGGTAGTGTGAGTGTATCTACAGCTACAGGTACAGTCGGATCTTATACGCTGCAGGCAGCAGACATCCCGGCGCATAACCACGGAGTATCAGATCCTAGCCATAATCACTCAGTTAACGATCCTAGTCATAGCCACACTAATGTTATCTTCACAAGAACCGCGGTAGGAGCGGCTGGTGCTACTTTTTATTCTCCTACGGCGGGTACTTCAGCTAACTACAACACCAACACATCAACTACCGGCGTAACGAATAACAGCAGCACTACCGGCATTAGCACGACTAACACAGGTGGTGGCGGGGGCCATAGCCACAGCTTAGCTATGAACGCTCAGACTGGTGGCTTCGCAGGTAATGCGATTAACTTGGCGGTTCAGTACTTAGATCATATCCTTTGCACAAAGAATTAACATGAGCTCAATCCCAGTAGTATCAGTCTGTCCACTAGGCAGCAAATGCGAAGAGATAAAAAACGGTGCCATTCATCGCTGCGCTTGGTATATCATGGTAAGGGGGAAGAACGTCAACACTGGGGAAGATGTGGACGAATGGGGATGTTCTATGGCGTGGATGCCCTTACTTGCGATAGAGAACTCTAATCAGCAACGATCTACCAGTGCGGCTGTAGAAAGTTTTAGGAACGAAATGGTGAAGGGCAGCGAGTTAAGTCACCAGCTCCTACTGGCTACGGTTAAAGAGGTTCACCCCGAAGTTAAACTCATAAACGCTAACTGAACAGGTAACCATGAACGATACAATTATTAACCTCAGTCTCACCGTGCACGAAACCAACGGCGTGCTTGTCGCTTTAACTAAGTTGCCCTACGAACAGGTAGAGGCTCTTATTATGAAGATCCGCACGCAAGCACTCTCTCAAGTTCCTGCACCTGAATCTGAGCAATCTGCGGCGTAATACGCCTAGCGATTAGCGAGGTAGAAAATGTTTGGGTTAGCGGCGTTATCTAGGACTCCCTTTGCGTCGCTACCCAGCACCGCATATACAGTTGCGGTTGTAGAAAACATAACGGTCACAGACCTTAACGCTACTTCCACCTCATTCAAAGCCACCATCGTAGAAAACTTCACCTCTGGTGATGTCGGTGTTGGTTCTTCAGCTTACTTATTCTCTCCTTCAGACGGCGTAACATCTGGCGACGCGGCGTCCCTGTCCGCTGCTTACTCCTTTATAGATGTTGAAGGGTTTACTGCTCAGGACTCGGTTGCGGCTTTGGCTGCATACATCATCCCTGATACAGAAGCTATCACCATTGGAGACTCCGGTGTAGCAGGTTCGGCTTACGCTTTCTCCGCTGTAGAAGCATTAACATCTGCTGACGCTGCATCATTCTCCGCTGCGTTTTCTTTTGCTGATGTAGAAAGCATAGTCCTAGGCGACACGGCTGCAGCAGCTGCAGCTTACTCGTTTTCTACTGTACAAAACATTGTATCTGCGGATGCGGCACCGACTGCAACCGCTTATATCGTACCCGATACAGAAGCCATAACTATTGGCGATTCTGGGGTAGCTGGATCTTCTTTCTCTTTCACTGACGTAGAAGCTATCACGGTTGGGGATGGGTCCTCTATTTCTTCCGTGCTGTTCTTTGCGCCTGTTGAGAACGTCGGTATTTCTGATACTGGATCTACAGGCAACATTATCCCGATAGCTGTCACAGAGAACATAAACTCTGCTGACGCCACAATTGTGGTAATGACCTATGGTGTAGCTGCTACAGACGGATTTACTGCGGCTGACACCCCAACGGTGCTCAGTACATACAATGTAACCGGCGTAGACGGATCAGTACTTGCCGACACCCCAGCAATTAGTAAAGGCAATCCAGTCACAGCTACGGACGGAATAACAGCAGCGGATATAGCTACGGCGGTGCGAGACACCCCGTTCACGGTTACAGAAAACTTTACCTCTGGTGACTCTGGGACTATAGGTTTTTCTTATGCGTTTGCCCCAGTAGAAAACATTGTTATTGGTGATGTTGGCGTAGTCTCTAAAGGATCGTCGGTTAGCGTAGTAGAACCCTTCACCTCTGGTGATCTAGGAACTCTAGGGGTTTCTTACAATTTCATAGGTACGGATGGCATTGTCTCTGGGGACATAGGGTTTCTTGGTTCGGCGTATTCATTTGCACCTATAGAAGGATTCACTTCCGGGGATGCGGCTCCACTCAATCAGAACTATCCGTTTGATACTGTAGAAAACTTAACAGCAGGAGACGCTGCAAACTTAGGATCTTCGTATCTTTTCTCCCCTATAGAAAATATCAACTTAGCTGATGCTGCGAGTACCCAGACTAACTTCCGTATAATAGATGTAGAAGCCCTAACTATCCTTGATTCCGTGGTGATTACAGGGTGGATCTCTGTAGACGACACCCAACTTAACAATTGGGCTAACATAAATAACACCGTTGCGTCTACATGGAATACAATCAGCAACATACAGACTACTAGTTGGACTCCGATAAGTGATGCCCCCGCTAACAATTGGGGCCAAGTAGATAACACGCAAGACTCCTCTTGGACTCCGATTGACGACTCACAGAGATAACTATGGCAACATCATATTCTACAAGTCTTAGACTTTCACTCATGGGTAACGGCGATCAGTCCGGTACTTGGGGCACGACGACTAACACCAACTGGAACATGATCGAGCAAGCCGTAGCTGGCGTGCAGACGATTGTTATGGGTAACACCAACTACACTTTGGCAAACCTTAACGGGGTACAGAGTGAGGCACACAACATGGTGCTGGTAGTTCAAGGAACTAACTCTGCTATCTATCAAGTCGTTGCTCCGCTTGCCCCAAAGTTTTATGTAGTCTCTAATCAGACAAGTGGCGGCTATGCCATCACTGTTGGTTGTTCTTCAGGATCGGTTATCACAATCCCCAACGGCACCACGGCGCAGGTCTATTGCGACGGTGTCAATTTTTATGCGGCGCAGACCACTTCTACTGGTAACTTCCTAGTTAACGGTAACTTGACTGTATCTGGCACGACCGCACACCAAGGTGCGATGACCGGAACCTCCGCGACTTTCTCTGGCGCTCTAGCTGCTGCATCTTTTACTGGACCGTTTAACGGAACAACCGGTACTTTCTCTGGCATTGTAACTGCCGCATCTTTTACAGGTGCTGGCACCGGGTTGACTGGAACAGCGACTAGCCTTTCGATTGGGGGCACCGCCGCAACTGCCACAGCTACTACACAAACCAATTTTACGACGCTTACCGTACAGAACAACACAGTATTAACTTCGGCTAACTTCAACGGGTATGCTCCTTCTTTGACAGGCAATGGGGCTTCTGGTGGCGCTTGGGGTATAGGCATAACCGGTAACGCAGCTACCGTAACCAATGGGGTTTACAACAACGGGGGCAGCTACAATATCATTGCCGCAAATGCTGCTCAGCTTACCGCTCCTGATCCTAGCTTTACGTTATCCCTCAATAACTTAGGGTATACCACGTTTTATGTGAATAGCGTTGCTAAATGGTCTGTTGATGTACTTGGTTATGCTAACCTCTACGGGTGTAATGTTTCTACTACAATGCAAACGCAACAGCTTATTGTTTCAGGCCCTAGCGCAGTTTTCTCTGGACTTGGTACCGGGTCATTCAATGCTTTGTCTATTAACACCGGCACCAATACGATGGTGCGTACGGTAAGCTCTCTTAGATACAAGCACGACATCCACGACACTGACATTGGACTTGCTGAGGTGCTTAAGCTTCGCCCGGTTACTTTCCGGTTTAATGACTTCCCAGACATCTTACGTGGTGGGTTCATTGCAGAAGAAGTAGAAGAGCTTGGCCTTACTGAGTTTGTTAACTACGATCCAGAGGGTAGGCCAGAAGGTCTTTCTTATGACAGCATGGTGTCATTGATGGCTAGAGCCATTCAAGAGTTGAACGCTAAGATTGAAAATCTTCAAGTGCAGCTGGATGAGAAGGTATAATTATGGTTACGTCTAGAGATTGTTACGCCAAGTGGGGAGACCCCGCCTCTAATGAGGGTAAGTTTATGGTTGTCTGGGATGTGCCAGCAGACCGTGAGCACGGCGCGATCCCGAAAAAGATTTACTGTAATAAGGCTATGGTGGCTCCATTAGATCAGGCGTTTAAAAACATAAACGATCGTGGCCTCGCCGCGCAGGTCAAGACTTACGATGGATGCTTTAATATCCGTAAGAAGCGCGGCGCTACTTCTTCTTCCCTGCACTCGTGGGGGATCGCTATTGACATCAATGCAGCGTGGAACCAATTCGGCAAACCGCCTACTATGTCAGCAGAGCTTGTTAAATGTTTTACCGACGCCGGTTTTGATTGGGGCGGTAAGTGGTCTAAACCTGATGGTATGCACTTCCAACTAGCGAGGGTCTAATGAACATCGTATCTCTTGTCACCCACATTAAAGCACTCTTGTCACAAGGTAGTTCGATCCGTGGTAGTACTTTCCTCAGCAATTCAGAAGCTGGTGCAGCCGCCTTATATGGGCTACTTTCGGCTCTCGTATTGATCCTCAAAGATCTTGGGATCGCTGTAAACGTAGGCGGCACGGACCTTCATACGGTAGCTAGCGGCTGGGCTATCACCATTAGCCTTTTGTATAGCGTTTACCGGGTCATCACTAATCCGAAAGCTGGCATCTGAGGTGCAAGTGTGCCGTTACAAAAACTCCAATTCCGTCCGGGTCTAAACCGGGAAGGTACCGACTATTCAAATGAAGGCGGCTGGTACGACGGCGACAAAATTCGTTTCCGTTCTGGCTTCCCCGAAAAGATCGGTGGGTGGACACAAGTTTCCCCTAATCAGTTTCAAGGCGTGTGCCGTGATCTATGGGTCTGGTCTGATGGCGACTTGGGTGTTGGTAACGTCTATATTGGTGTCGGAACTACAAGCAAGTACTACATTTACTTCGGCGGTTCATACAATGACATCACACCTATTGTACAGACTGACTCACTGACTAGCGCTTTCAGCACTGCGTTCTCTACGCTTAATGGTACTATTACAGCATCCGCTACTACACTGACCTTAGCTTCAGCTACGACATACCCGACAACAGGGGGTGTGATCCTTATTGATGCTGAACAGATTGCCTATGCTAGCGTATCCGGAAACCAGCTAACCGGTCTGACTAGGGGTTACAACGGCACTGTCCCTGCTGCCCACACTACAGGGGCCACCGCAGGCTGCTACACACTTTCTGTGACTGATGGTTCTTACTCTCCCAATGTGGGAGACTATGTTTTAATTTACGGCACCGGAACCGTCTCCGTAGGTGGCATAACAGTAAGCACCGGGACTACCTTACAAGCAGCTTCTGAGTACAAAGTAACAGGTACACCTAGTGCTACAGTATTCACAATTAACGCAACTACGGCATCTACTTCCGCTGCTACTGGTGGATCTGTCTCAGTTGCTTACGAATACCCCGTTGGTCTAAACGTATTCTCTACTGGTACTGGCTGGGGCTCAGGTCCTTATAGCCGTGGTGGGTGGGGCACCGCTTTCTCTTCTAGTGGTAACACGTTCGGATTAGGGCAGCAGCTTCGCCTTTGGTCTAGCGATAACTTCGGTGCTGATCTTGTAAGCGCACCTCGCGGTGGGCCCATCTATTATTGGCAGGACGCTCTAGGCGTATCTGCTCGTACCCAACCTATTAAGAGTCTTGCTAACACAACCACGGCGCAGACGGACAACTCCACTTTCTCTTCCGGGGCTACAAGCATCACTGTATCGAGTGCAGTCGCACCATACATATATCCGACTATGGTCATCACCGGAATCGGACTCCCAGCTAACACGCAGGTGGCTCAAAACTATACTACCGGGCTGACTACGGTACCAATCACTACGACGACTACGGCAGTTAATTCAGGATCTTACTCGTTCTCTTATGCTGGTGCGTACACTCCGGTAGCCACATATCAGGTTATCACCTCAGTCATTCAAGAGTTCATCATTGCGTTTGGGTCCAATTCATACAACCCATACAACGCTACCACAGCATTTAATCCTATGATGGTGCGCTGGTCAGATCAGGCTAACCCCTATCAATGGGTGCCTACAGTCTCGAATCAGTCAGGTGAATATCTTCTGACCAATGGTTCCTTCATCATGGGGGCACGAGCTACCCGTCAGGAAATTCTGGTATGGACCGATTCTTGTCTGTACTCCATGCAGTATCTAGGATCCCCCTACGTTTGGGGCTTTAACATCATGATGGACAACATCTCCATCATGTCTCCTAACTGCATGATTACGGTCAACAACGTGACCTACTGGATGGGTATCGACCGATTCTATATGTACTCAGGACGTGTGGAAGTTCTACCCTGTTCTCTCCGTCAGTATCTTTTTGACGATATCAATAGGACTCAGTCTTATCAGATCTTTGCTGCATCTAACGAAGCGTTCAATGAAGTCTGGTGGTTCTATGTAAGTCAGAGCAGTGGTGTTACCGTTGTAGATAAGTACGTTGTGTATAACTACTTAGACAGAGTCTGGTACTACGGCAACATGAACAGGTCCGCTTGGGTCTATTCTGGGATGCTCCCTTATCCTGTAGCTGCCGACTATAACGGCAGATTATTGTTCCATGAGAACGGAACAGATGACCAAGCAACTGCGTTACCTTTACCTATAAATGCGTATTGTCAGTCTTCCGATTTTGACATTGGTGATGGACACAACTTTGGGTTCGTGTGGCGTATCCTTCCTGACCTTAACTTCACTGGGTCTAATGTCAATGAGCCGTATGTCACTATGACTGTAAAGCCACGGCAGAACTCCGGGTCGCCATATGGCCCAGTGGACAGCCCGCAGGTTACAAGCGCACAGAACTATCAGAGGCTCCCGCAGTTCACTATTCAAGAGTATACAGGGCAGGTATACACCAGATTGCGAGGTCGTCAGATGAGCTTCCGCATTGAGTCTAATAGTCTTGGGGTTGCTTGGCAGTTGGGCACTCCTCGTATCGACCTGCGTCCTGATGGTCGTAGATAATGGCTATTCTGCAATCCCTTAAGACGTTCTTCATTAGGCCCTCTAAAGCGCCTAACTTGTTGGTTGCGCCGGTTGAATATTCGCAGAGCTACCAAGAAGAGGCTAACAATGCGTTGCGGCAATACTTTGCCCAGATAGATAACTTTACAGAAGCAGCTAACACGGTGTTCAACACCGCGTACAGACCGACAAAACAAGTTACGACAAACTATGTCATAAGCCCATACGACTCCGTCATCTTGGTTGTATCTTCCGGAGCAATGGCAGTCACACTACCTCCAAGTGCTAATGTCGGAAATGTGTGCACAGTAAAGGACGCTAAGGGTAACTTCGCTACAGCCAACTGCACGGTCATTGGTACGATTGACAACACGGTTAATTATGTGATGAACACTAACTATCAGTTCCGTACTTTCATATACAATGGCTTATCGTGGAACATCATTGGATAAACTATGAGCACCGTAGCAAAAGTTAAGAGCTCTCTTGATGATTTTAAAGGCAGCATGGTGGATGCCATTGACTCAGGTGTAATAAAACAAATCATTCCTCCCCTTGAGCACTATCACACCGCTCAGCAGTACGGCAGACGGATATTTGTAAAAGGTGGCACGGCGGTCATCACCAAAGTGCATAAGTCAGAACATATCACAGTAGCCCTTAAAGGCAGCTGCACAGTGCTTGACGAGGATGGCGTTAAGACAGAAGTTGTAGCTCCATCAGTATTTATTACAAGACCCGGCACGCGCAGAGCGGTCTACGCTCACGACGACGTTGAATGGCTTACTGTGCACGCTTGCGAAGAACAGGATCTGGACAAGATTGAAGCTGCTCTCGTATGTACTTCTCTTGAAGAAGCTGACCAAGAAGACTACAAAAAGATCTTAGTCGAAAACAATGTAACGGAAAAGTGGGCACGTCTCATTTCTGAAAATCCTAGAACGCAAACCGATACGCCGCCCGACGAATTGGCACACAGGGATGTCTATCTGAGTTCTTCTCTCCGAGAAGGTATCGGAGTGTTCGCAAATAAAAACTTCGCCGTTGGTGATCGGATTGGTACGGTGCGAATAAAGATCTTACGCACTCCGATTGGTAGGTACACCAATCATTCTATTAGTCCAAACTGCGAGTTCTTAATAGAAGGAGATAACGTAGCTGCATATGCTGTACGTCCTATAAATAGAGGGCAAGAAGTTACGGTATGTTATAGACTTGCACGCAAAGTAAATGTTGAGGCGTCACGCCTTCTGGAGAAGCCATCATGAGTTTTATTGACATTGCTGTCATCGTAGGCGGTGTAGCTACGGAAGGTTTAGTTGGAGCCGGTATTGGAGCCGAAACTGCGGGTGCTATTGGTACTGGGCTTGGTGCTGCAGCTGAAGGTGCTGTTACTGGATCAGCTATGGGCGCAGCCACTTCTGCTCTCACCGGACAAGATCCGGGTAAGGGTGCTCTATTTGGCGCTCTAGGTGGGGGCGCATTAAGTGGTCTTGGTTCAGCTGTTGGAAGTATAGGAGGAGAAGCAGTAGGCGCTGGTTCCGCAGCTGCTCCCGAAACCGCTGGTGTTCAAGCCGCTAAAACGGCTGAGCAAGTTGCTACCCCCGGTAACATGGCTCAATTTACTGGACCTGTATCTAACGCAGAAGCTTTTGCTCCTAATGCCGCAGAATCATTTGCAGGTCGAGGTACTACTCTTGGTGACCTAGCTAAGCAAGCTGGGTTTGGTACGCCAGAAGCTCCTACTATGTCAGAGGTTCCGTCTATGCAGCCGGGGTCTGAAGCCGCTATCAGAAGTAGGTTAGCTAATTCCTTATACGGCCAACACAATCTTATGATCCCCGGTATTGGGGCTACGCTTGGTACTATGCTTGGTGGTAATTCGACTTCACAAGCTACTCCTCCCGGCCAAGATTGGAATCCATTGGGTGACTACAAATTCAACATGCGTAGGTTTAACCCACAGCCATCAGGCTACACTGGGTATTTGTATGGGAATCCGGGGTTTGCAGAAGGTGGTATTGCCGCTCTTGGTTCGGCTGATCCAGCCAAAGGTGCTACTGATAGTGTTGATTTCATGGGTGGGGATATGTATCCCGGTAGTCAGCAGAAGATGTCTTTCTACAACTCTCCATCTCAGATGCCTATGAGTGCTCAGCAAGCTATGGCTAGCTATGAACCTAAGACTAATCCTCTTACGGGAGAAGCCACAGCGCATATGGCACAAGGTGGTATTGCCCAGCTATCTGTAGGGGGCAAGCTTCTTAAAGGTCACGGTGATGGGATGAGTGATGGTATCCACGCCAACATTGATGGGAAGCAGCAAGCTAGATTAGCGGATGGTGAGTTTGTAGTTCCGGCTGATGTAGTAAGTCATTTAGGAAACGGATCTACTGATGCAGGTGCCAAGCACTTGTATGCCATGATGGACAAAGTACGTAAGGCTCGTACCGGACGTGAAGCGCAAGGCAGAGAGATCAACCCTAGTAAATACATGCCAGCATGACTTTAACAGTTCAAGAGGTACCAATAGAATACGCTTCGGTTACTTGGCCTCATGCGGCATTGTTCATTGAGAAGGCAATCCCGTATTGTAATGGGGATTTTACGATAGACCAGCTGAAGCTTTTGGTGCTGACTGGGCAGAACCTTATGCTTGTAGTAACAGATGAAAAAGGGGTTATACATGGTGCAGGTACCGTGGCATTTATAAATAACCCAAATGATCGCGTAGCAATGGTCACTACAGCGGGTGGCAGATTGATTACTGGGA